AGTGGCAATGCAAGTCTTAATGCTAATACCGGAACTTATGTGGCGTATTGTTTTCATTCCGTAGATGGATTCTCAAAGGTAGGTAGTTGGGAAGGAAATGGTAATGCTAATGGTAACTTTGTTTATACAGGATTCCGGCCTGCTTGGGTGTTGATGAAAAGATATGATGGTACAGATAGTTGGGCCGTTGCAGACAATCGTAGAAGTCCAGATAATCCTGTAGATGATAGAATAGCTATTAACTCAAATGGCGCTCATGGGACCGATGTTGATATGTATGATTTCTTATCTAATGGTTTTAAACTTAGAACTAGTGATACTCAATTTAATGCAGATGGTGGGAGATACATCTATATAGCTTTCGCAGAAAGTCCGTTTGTAACATCATCCGGAACACCAGGAAATGCACGGTAAAAACATTATAAATAGTTTAATAAAGGAGTAAAAAACAATGTGGGCTTATATAAAAGACGGAAGTATCGAACAAACTAACAATAGTCAAACGAGGCTAATGATTCGTGGTACATATTTCCCAGCTAAATATGCAAATGAATGGACTATACAGCAAAAGAAAGATTATGGCGTCTATGAGGTTGTTGAAGATAATACTAATTTAAAAGATGATGCATACTATGTTAACGGTGCTAGTACATTTACTTTTGCAAGTGATACAGTAACGCTTACATATGCAACAGCAACAGCTAAAAAGATTGCTGATACTAATTGGACTCAAGCACAAATTGATGCTGGTGAAGCGCCTGCAGGCGCCGATACAGATACGGTTGCTATTAAGGGTTTGAAAACCAAACACAAAGAAACAATCGATTCACAAGCACATGGTCGATTAACAGGCACCGATTGGTATGCTTTAAGAAAAGCAGATGCTGGTACAGCAGTACCAAGTGCTGTTACAACATATCGTGCAGCTGTTAGAACAGCCGCAGACAGTATGAAAACTAAAATTGATGCTGTTTCAGATGTAGATGCGTTGGCGGCTTTATATGCATATTCAGGAAGTCCGTTGACAAGACCATTAGGAGAATGGCCAGACCCAGTTTCCTAAACTAATTACTATATTATACAAAAGTGAATAAGAAATGAATTTAGAAAATTATTATTATTATTTCGAATCAGCAATCCCTCCCAAAATCTGTGATGAAATTATCAAATATGGTTTAGACCAGCAGGAACAGTTGGCGTTAACTGGTAAATTTAAACCAGATGAAGATTTAGATGAAGAACAATTAAAAGATTTAGCTAGAAAGAGAAAATCTCATCTTGTTTGGATGGATGATAGTTGGATTTATAAAGAAATACAACCATATATTCATCAAGCAAATGAAAATGCAGGTTGGAATTTTGATTGGGATTATTCAGAGTCTTGTCAATTTACAAAATATAAAGAGGGTGATTTTTATGGTTGGCATTGTGATTCGTGGGAAAAACCATATGATGTGCCAGAGAATTTAAACAAACATGGTAAAATAAGAAAGCTATCTGCTACTGTATGTTTGTCAGATGAAACAGAATATGAGGGCGGAGATTTTGAGTTTGATTTTAGAAATCGAGATGACACTTCAAATCAGCCTCAAGTATGTAAAGAAATAAGACCGAAAGGATCCATTGTGGTATTTCCTTCTTTTGTGTGGCATAGAGTACAACCTGTGATTTCTGGTACACGACATTCACTTGTGATTTGGAATTTAGGGAGACCTTTTAGATGATTGATAATTATAAAGTTGTAAAAGAAGCAATATCAAAAGAATTAGCACAATTTGTGTATGAATATTTTTTAATGAAAAGACAAGTTGCTAGGAAATTCTTTGATGATAGATATATTTCTCAACTTAATTTTGATTGGGGTGTGTGGAATGATGAGCAGGTGCCAGAAACATACTCACATTATAGTGATATTGCGATGGAAACATTATTAAAGAAATTAAAACCTTTAATGGAAGATGAAACGGGATTAAAATTATATGAAACATATTCATATGCTCGTATCTATAAAAAGGGTGATGTATTAAAAAGACATAAAGACAGATATTCTTGTGAAATATCTACTACTATGAATTTAGGTGGTGATTTATGGCCTATCTTTATTGAACCATCAGGTGAAGAAAACCAAGAGGGTGAAAAAGTGATTTTAGAACCAGGAGATATGTTGATTTATCGTGGTTGTGATTTAGAACATTGGAGAGAGCCGTTTACTGGTGAAAATTGTGCTCAAGTATTTTTGCATTATAATGATGCTTCCGATGAAAAAGCAGAAGAAAATAAATTTGATGGTAGACCGTTTCTTGGACTGCCTGCATGGTTTAAATGATGGATATATTATAAATATAAGTAAATCATTAAATTAATAGGAATTTGAAATATGGCAACGATACAAAATCTTACTATCGACCAAGACGCTGATTTCACACAAACACTAACTGTTAAAGATTCTACAGGAACTGTTGTCGATATATCAGGTCAAACAGTAACAAGTAAACTGAGAAAGACTCATTTATCATCTACTGCCACAAGTTTTACTACAGCTATTGTAAGTGGAACTGCTGGTACTTGTTCTATCACACTAACAGACGCCGTAACATCAGGACTTACTGAAGGAAGATATGTGTGGGATTTAACAACAACAGATGGTAGTGGATTAATCACTAGACGAATTGAAGGAAGAGTTACAGTTACACCAAGCGTAACTAGATAAGTTATGTCAACTAATTCAACACAGAGATATCTTGACAACGAAAGACAGGTAGATTTTTTGTCTAGCTTGTTGCCGACTGATATACTTCAATCACAATCTCCTATTGTGCCAATTCCGGAAGAGATTGATATTGATACTGATATTGAAAAAAAAATATCTCTATTGCAAGAAGCAAGTATTGCTGGTGAACTTAAAACTAAACCAGAGTTATCTATAGACCCCGACAAACAAATAAAAGAATGGCAACTTGAAAAACAGTTTGCAGGGTTTTTAGAAAGTGTTGGAAAAGAAAAAGAAGATGTAAGTAAAAAGATTGAGGAAGATGAAAAGAAGATAAGCGCTTTAGAGAATTTGTTTGATGATTTAATGGCCGCTAAGTCTGGTAAGAAGAAAAAGAAATTATTACTTGAACCAGAAAAAGTAGAACCTATCGAAAAGGTTACGAGGGTTATATTAAGAGAGCCCCCAAAACCTGCCCCAGGATTAACTAAAGAACAAATAGCAGAAAAGTATGTAAACCTTCCTAAAGAAGAAGTTTATATTGATGAAAATGCAAGACGAATTGTTGCAGAAAAGTATAAAGACTTGGGTAATGCAACTTTACATTCATTTTTATCTCCAGAAGAAGTAAAATCTGACCCTGACATTATTAACAAAGTGATGTCCCATATTAATGAGATGCAGATTGCTAATGAGTTGGATAAAGAAAAAGTAACTGGATTAAAGTCTATTGATACTTTAGATAAATTAACCAGAGAGTTTCTTAACTTCAAACACATTACCAGTATGCAGCTGGGAACTCTCGGTGGCGGTGGTGGTGTTCAGTTGTTGGATATGGATGATGTCAATATTTCAACAAAGTCCAACAATTATATATTAAAATATAATGCATCAACTGAGAGAATGGATTTTGTTGACCCGAGTGCTTCATTAATAACTGGGTTGTCATCAGATTCGAGTGGTAATGTTACAATTACAGGAAATCTAACTGTAGAAGGAACACAAACAACTGTTGATTCAACTACAATTGAAATACAAAATTCTTTCAAATTTGAGGGTGCAACAGCAGATGCTCATGAAACAAATTTAACAACTATTGACCCAACGGCTGATAGAACAATATCATTACCAAACGCAACTGGTACGATTGTTCTACAAGATACAACAGATACATTAACAAACAAGTCTATTGATTCTGACAATAATACTATTACAAATATTGTCAATGCTGATATTAAAGCAGCGGCTGCAATTGCGTTTAGTAAGATGGCAGATTTGACTGCTTCAAGAGCAATAGTATCTGATGGTAATGGAGATGTGTCTGTAAGTGCGGTTACATCAACTGAAATAGGGTATTTAGATGGAGTTACTAGTGCAATTCAAACACAAATTGATGCTAATACTACTCTCACTAATACTAAGGCAACTAAAGCTTTTGCAATCGCTCAGGCTGTTGCATTGGGATAATACTAAATAGTAAGACAGAGGACAACAAATATGGCAATTCCAAACACAAGAGAAACATTAAAACAATACTGTTTACGAAATTTAGGTAAGCCTGTCATTGATGTAAATGTTGATGACGACCAGGTTGAAGATAGACTAGACGAAGCATTACAGTATTTCGCACAATACCACACAGATGGTGTTGAAAGAATGTATCTTAAATATAAAGTAACAGCAGATGATGTTACTAGATTGACTACAAATAAATCATATAATGTTGATGAAAAGGGTACTGCTGCTGAGAATATTGAATTAGAAGAAGGCACATTAACATCTGGCGACACATCAGGTGATATACAAGCAGAAGATGGCGGCGCTATTCTTACAGAAGATTCAACACTAGTAAGAACAACATACGAAGAAAATCAAAATTATTTGGTTATTCCAGACGCTGTAATAAGTGTTATAAACATATTCCCATTATCTGACAGAGCAAACTTAAATATGTTTGATGTTAGATATCAATTAAGATTAAATGACTTGTACGATTTTTCATCTACAAGTATTGTTCATTATGAAATGACAATGAAACATTTAGATTTTCTTGACCATATATTAGTGGGAGAAAAACCAATACGATTTAATCAACTATCAAACAGGTTATACATTGACCAAGATTGGGCAAACGATATTGATGCAGATGAGTATATAATTATTGAATGTTATCGTAAATTAGACCCAAACGACCATACTGATATTTTTGATGACCTTTATTTAAAAAGATATGCAACAACATTAATAAAAAGACAATGGGGTCAAAATCTTTCCAAATTTTCAGGCACAGCGATGCTCGGTGGCGTTACGCTAAACGGACCTGAATTATTTTCTACCGCTATTGATGAACAACAAAAACTAGAGGAAGAAATAAGACTTAATTATGAAGAGCCACCACATTTCCAACAAGGATAACTAAATGCCAACTAATGTCTATTTTGACACAGGCACAACTTCAGAACAACGATTATACGAAGATTTAATAATCGAACAACTGAAGATTTATGGCCAAGATGTCTATTATCTACCAAGAAAAGTAGCAAACAAGGATTCAATCTTTGGTGAGGATCCTGCCAGCTCGTTTGACGATTCATATATTATAGAAATGTATGTAGATAATACTGATGGATATATGGGCGAACAAGAAATCATCAAGAAGTTTGGTTTAGAATTACGAGATGATATTACATTTATAGTTTCTAAGTTGAGATGGGAAACTCTCGTTTCTAACAATAGTGATTTAGTTGTTGAACGCCCACAAGAGGGAGATTTAGTTTATTTCCCAACAACAAATGCGTTCTTTGAGATTCAATTTGTAGAACACGAAGCGCCGTTCTATCAACAGAGTGCCTTGCCAGTTTACAAATTGGCTTGTACTAAATGGGAGTATGCTTCTGAAAGACTCGATACAGGTATTTCAGCAATCGATTCAACAGAAGATGACCTTTCAGTTGACACAATGCAATTCCAGTTTGCATTAGAAAATGAAACTGGTTCATTTGTATTAGAATCAAGTATTGGTGCGATTGACTACTTGATTAATGAGGACTTCACAATGGCGACTCAACAACCAGTAGATACTGGAAAGGCATTTGAAACATCTGCTGGAACAACTACAACATCAACTGCTGATGATATACTTGATTTCAGCGAAAGAAACCCGTTTGGGGAGGTTGACGAGTACTAATGTTTGGAGAACACTTTTACCATAAGCAGATTCGCAATACTGTAATAGCGTTTGGAACGATATTTAATAATATCAACATCAAGCGTTTGGATTCTAGCGGGAATCCTTTACAGAATATTAAAGTACCTTTGTCGTATTCGCCAAAGGAAAAATTCATTGCACGATTAGACCAACAAGCAAGTTTAACTGGAACAGATTCAAGTGTGGCTATTACTCTACCTCGTATGGCTTTTGATATCAATGGATACAGTTATGACCCTAGTCGTAAATTGAACAAGAATCAAAAGCGTGGTGTCGTTACAACAAACGCAGACACCACAAAATTGAATACTCAATATTCTCCTGTACCATATGATGTTACTTTTGAATTGAATATTTTTACTGCAAATTCAGATGACGGTTTGCAGATTATTGAACAAATACTTCCATACTTTCAACCAGATTATACAGTAACAATGATTGAAAGTTCAGTAATGGACACAAAAAGAGATATACCTTTTATCTTAGAAAATGTTAATTATGAAGATAGTTATGCTGGGAGTTTAACAGATACAAGAAGAATAACATATAGTTTAAGTTTTACAGCAAAGATATACCTATATGGACCAATCAGTACATCTGCCGTAATTAAGAAAGTATCGGCTGATTTATATGACAACACATCTGACCAAGGCCCTTCAAGAAAAGAAAGAGTTACTGTACAACCAAATCCAACATCGGCTGATAAAGACGATACTTATACATACACTACAACATTAGATTTTTTTGATGATACTTTAAACTATGATGAAGAAACAGGCAATGATGTCTGATTAATTATATAAAAAATTATGAGTAATATTGATGACAAACTAAATGAAGTTTTGAATATTGCAGCTGATGTTTTGCCTGCAACAACTCCAGAAGAACCCACAGAATTAGTCGTACCACAAGACAAGGATCCAGATGTTGATTTTGAAACAGGTAGAGAAAATCTCTATAAACTGTTAGATAAGGGCAATGATGCAATAGATGGCATATTAGCATTAGCGAAAGAAGGAGAACATCCTCGTGCTTATGAGGTTGCAGGACAACTGATAAAAACGGTTGCAGATGTTTCTAAAGATTTACTCGAAATGCAAGAAAAATTGAAGAAACTTAAAGAAGTGCCCAAAACAGGACCAAAAAGTGTTACTAACGCATTGTTTGTCGGTTCAACGACAGAATTACAAAAATTATTAAAAGATAAAAAACAAAATGGATGATGATAATACTTTAGATATACAACAAAATGTTGGTGATGTCGGAGGAGATTTTACAAAAACTATTGTCGTAGGTGATGATATAGATTTTGCTGATGATGGCGCTGGCGCTGAAATGGGCGATGTCGAAGCGGTAATAGATTTAACTTATAATATATTTCAGTATATTCCAGAATTGATTTTTGTTTCAATCTATGGACTGATTATGTATTCTGCTGTACTTTTAATAACTAGGGCAATAAAAAAATAATGAGTAATAAAGAGCAATATTTAGGAAACCCTAATTTAAAAAAGGGTCATACTAAAACTAGGTTTACAAAAAAACAGATTGAAGAGGTCATCAAATGTTTAGATGACCCAAAATATTTCATTTCAACTTATTTGAAAATTGTTACAATCGATAAAGGTCTTGTGCCTTTTAAGATGTATGATTTTCAGCGGACAATGGTTGAAACTTTCCACGATAATCGTTTTACGATTTGCAAACTACCGAGGCAGAGTGGAAAGTCAACTATCATTGTTTCCTACCTCTTACATTATGTTTTATTTAACGATAATGTAAATGTTGCAATCCTGGCAAACAAATCCTCAACTGCGAGAGATTTGCTAGGACGATTGCAATTGGCTTACGAGCATATGCCTAAATGGTTACAACAAGGCGTTCTCAACTGGAATAAAGGTTCTATTGAATTAGAAAACGGAAGTAAAATCGTAGCGGCGAGTACATCTTCTAGTGCTGTTCGTGGTAGTACCTTTAATATCATATTCCTTGACGAGTTCGCCTATGTTCCAAATAACATTGCAGAAGAATTTTTTAGTTCTGTTTATCCTACAATATCATCTGGTGAATCATCTAAAGTGATGATAGTTTCTACTCCACACGGAATGAATATGTTTTATAAGCTGTGGGTTGATGCAGAGAACAAACGAAACGACTATGTACCAATCGAAGTTCATTGGTCAGAAGTTCCTGGTCGAGATGAAAAGTGGAAAGAACAAACAATACGAAATACATCGGAAGCACAATTTCAGACTGAGTTTGAATGTGAGTTCCTTGGTAGTATGGATACTCTTATCAATGCAAGTAAAATTAAAACAATGGCTGTTATTAACCCAAAACGAAGTGGCGGATTAGATGTATATGAGTTACCAAAAAAAGACCACACTTATACAGTAACAGTTGATGTTTCGAGAGGACTTTCTAATGACTATTCGGCGTTTGTTGTTGTAGATGTAACGCAAGCGCCATATAAGATAGTTGCTAAATTCAGAGATAACGATATTAAACCAATCGTTTTTCCAAGTATTATAGAAAGAGTCGCAAAACATTATAACACAGCATATGTTTTGATTGAAATAAACGATTTGGGGCAACAAGTTGCAGATAGTATGCAATTTGAGTTAGAGTATGATAATATGATGATGGTTACACAACGAGGTCGTTCAGGACAGGTATTAGGTGGAGGATTTAGTGGTCGAGGTAATCAATTGGGTTTGAGAATGACGAAAGGTACGAAAAAAATCGGAACTTCTAACTTGAAAAGTTTAATTGAGGGAGACCAATTGATTATCAATGACTTTGAGATTATTGCCGAATTGTCTACTTTTATTGCGAAAGGAAAATCATTTCAGGCAGAACCAGGCGCTACTGACGATTTAGTTATGTGTTTAGTGATATTTGCGTGGTTATCAAATCAACGATATTTTAAAGAATTAACAGATGTTGATGTGCGTGGACAATTATTTTCTGAGCAACAAAATGCGATTGAATCGGATATGGCGCCATTTGGGTTTATAGATAACGGACTTGATGACCCTGAAGGTCGCAACAGTTCGTTTTATGATGACGCTGGCGTACTCTGGCAGCCCGTAACCTATCGCAGAGGCGAAAACTAGTGTTTTCAAAAGTTATAAATATTGTAAAAGGGTTGAAACAATAATTTTTATTTAAGGAGAACAAAATATGGCTTTTCAAGTATCACCAGGTGTCTCCGTAACTGAAAAGGATTTAACAAATGTTATTCCTGCCGTGTCTACAACAAGCGGTGGAATAGTATTAACAGCAGAAAAAGGACCAATAGATGAGGTTACTACAATTTCATCTGAAACTGAATTAGTTGCTAACTTTGGGAAACCAAATGCTTCTAATTTTGAAGAATGGTTTTCTGCTGCAAATTTCTTAGGATACGGAAATAATCTGAAGGTAGTGAGACCAATTACAGGTGTTGTAAATGCTTGTGTATCTGGTACTGCTATCATAATAAAAAGTACTACTGATTATGCTGATAATTATGGTCCTACTGCTAGTTTTGCTGCCAATGTTGGGGCCTTTGCTGCTAGAGAAGCAGGTACTTTAGGTAATTCACTTAAAGTTTCTGTTTGTTCAAACTCTACTGCTTTTGGTCCACATTCAATGAGTGGCAATCTTGTCAATGACGCTTCTGCAGCTATTGGTGACACAACAATTTCTGTTGATGATGGTAGTTTATGCCAAGTTGGCGACATACTAGAATTTGGAGATGCAAGTAATGTGCCTTCAACTGACGGCGCACCTTCAGGACATTTTTATAAAATCACAGCAATAGCTACTAATCTATTAACAATCGCAAGATTTAATCCCTCAACTGGTAAAACAGAAACAGGCGGATTAAGACACGCTGTTGTAGATAATGCTAAGTTTTTAAGACATTATGAATATTACTTTCAATTTTCTGGACCACCTACAACTACTGATGATGTATCAGCGGCTGGCGGTTCATTAGATGAAATGCACATTGTCGTTATAGACGAAGATGGCGCAATCACAGGAACTGCAGGACACATTTTAGAAACATTTGAAGGAGTTTCACAGGCTTCTGATGCTAAAGGTTCAACTGGCGAAAGTAACTATTACGCTGATGTAATTTATAATCAATCAAAGTATGTGTATGTTATGGACCATGAAACTACACTTGCAAATGCAGGTAGTGCTAAAAAAGGTCAAACTTTTGACCAAGCGGGCGCTGCTACGCATAGTGTATTCAACTATTCACTTGCGAGTGGAACAGATGATTATGCTTCTACTAATGCTGAAATTGCAACTGCATATGAAAAATTCAATGACACAGAAAATGTAGACATATCTTTACTACTTTGTGGACCTTCACAGACTACTGCTGACGCTACTGGCGACACAAAAGCAACTGCTGTTATGGATATCGCAAATGATAGAAAAGATTGTGTGGCATTTATCTCACCTGCGAAAGCAGATGTTGTTGGTGTTGCAAACGCAATTACACAAACTCAAAATGTTGTAGGATTTGCTGATGGTTTACCATCTTCAAGTTATGCAGTAATTGATAGTGGTTACAAGTATCAATTTGACAAGTACAATGATGTATACCGTTGGGTACCTCTTAACGGAGATACTGCCGGTGTTTGTGCAAGAACAGATGCTGTTGCAGACCCATGGTTTTCACCAGGCGGTTTCAATCGTGGACAAATCAGAGGCGCAGTAAAACTTGCCTTTAATCCAAACCAAACTCAGAGAGATGAATTATACAAAGCAAGAGTAAATCCTGTTGTATCATTTCCTGGACAAGGTACGGTATTGTTTGGCGATAAAACTGCTCAATCAAAACCAAGTGCGTTTGATAGAATCAATGTTCGCAGATTGTTCATTGTTCTTGAGAAGGCAGTTTCTACGGCTGCTAAATTCCAACTATTTGAATTCAATGACGAATTCTCTAGGGCGAACTTTAGAAATCTTGTAGAACCGTTTTTGAGAGATGTACAAGGTCGTAGAGGTATTACGGACTTTAGTGTTGTTTGTGATGACACTAATAATACAGGCGATGTTATAGACAGAAACGAATTTAGGGCTGATATCTTTATCAAACCTAATCGGTCTATTAACTTCATTCAACTTAACTTTATTGCTACTAGGTCAGGCGTTGCCTTTTCTGAAGTAGCAGGCGCATAAGGAGGGATAGAAAATGGCAAACATTAACGATTTTAAATCTCGACTAAAAGGCGGCGGTGCAAGAGCCAATCAGTTTAAGGTAACTTTACCTTTCCCTGGTTATGCTTCAACTGGTGGAGAAACATCTGACTTATCATTTTTATGTACTGCAACAGGTATCCCAGGACAAGATATTCCTATGGTAACTGTTAACTTTAGAGGTCGTCAACTTAAACTTGCTGGCGATAGCAGAACATTTGGTGATTGGACGATGACTGTGTTAAATGATACAGACTTTAAACTTTATCGTGCATTTGAAAGATGGATGAATGAAATCAATAATATGACTGATAATGAAGGATTAACAAATCCTACTGATTATCAAGTTGATGGTTTTATTGACCACTTAGACAGAGATGGTAATTCTATCAAACAATATACGATAAGAGGAGCATTTCCAACTTCATTAGATGGTATCGCACTTTCGTATGGTACGAATGATGCTATTGAAGATTTTGGTGTAACATTGTCTTATCAATGGTTTGAAACAGATACAACTACATAATTTTAATCAAGTTATAAGGAAAATATAATATGGCAAATCTACTTGGATTCCAAATAACGAGAAACAAGGATTCAGAGAAGCCAGTAGATGCGAAACAAGCGTTTACTGTTGCTTCTCCTGATGACGGTACTACTACTATATCTGCTGGCGGTTATTTTGGCCAATACTTGGATATGGAAGTCAATGC